CTTCTCGCTGGAAATGGCAGCAGAAGCGTTGACGGATCGCATGGTGTGGCAACGTGCCCGCGGCGACAAGCAGCGGTGGCGAACCGGCTTTGCCTCCGCCGCAGACATGACCCCGCTCGTGAACGTGTGCGGAGAACTGGCGAAGGCGGAAATCTACATCGACGACACCCCGCGTTGCACCATCGAAGAACTGGTCGCCAAGGCCCGCCGGATGCAGCGGCAATACGACATCCGGCTGTTTGTGGTGGACTACCTGCAATTGCTCCGCTCGGCCAAGCGTGATTGGGCCGGCGACCGGGTGCAGGAGCTGGCTTACATCTCCGGCCTGCTCTTCGCCACAAGCAAATTGCTGAACGTCCCGTTCGTCATCCTCGCGCAGATGAACCGAGATTGGGAAAAGGAAAATCAACGCCCGCCACGCCTGTCCGACCTGAAAGATTCCGGCGCGATTGAGCAGGACGCCGACCTCGTTGGGTTCATCTACAAGCCCAAACAATCCAAAGCGCAGGAAGATGAATTCGACGCCATGTTGGACGCGGTCTATCAGCAGGACTGGAGCAAAAGACCGGTGCGCGTGAACCTGCTCTGGGAGAAAAACCGGTTCGGGCCGACGGGCGATTGCTGGCTGCTCTTCCACAAGAGCTGCACCGCGTTCGAGGATTTCAATGAGTGGATGAAGGCCCACAAAGTCAAAGACCCAGCCAAAGGTGAGCAATCCAAATACGCACCACCGGGCACGCCACCCCAAACCGATGAAGACCCATGAGAACCGAAGCTGAACGACAGAAATTGTGCCGGCACTGGAATGTCCCGAAGGAACTGAGCAAGTGCGCCCGATGCACCAACACTTTCTGGCGTTGCCCGATGTGCAACGACACCCGCTGTCCGGAGTGCGAACAGCTTGTGAAGTCGGGAACGAGTTCCGAAGCCCGGCGATTCCAGGCTGACTTCCGCCCGTTCCGTGCGGTGGCCCGGCAGCTCAAGGATAAACCCGCCCTGGGCGAGAACCGGGCGCCGTGGGCCGTGCGCTCGAAGATCGGCGAAGACGTGGCCACGTGTGAGTGCGAAGACGTGGCCAACTTCATCGCGGAACTTTTGAACCGGCCATGACCGCTTACGAATACCTGCGGCTCATCGAGAATCAGAACCGCAAGCTGTTCGCGGCGGAGAAGATCGAACTGCGCCCGGCGTCGCTGGAAAAGGTCATCATTGACGCGTTTGAAAGCGGACGAAAAGCCGGCCAGCAAGAAAATGAAGAGGCCAAGAGCCTGTTCGAGAAAATTTTCGGTTAACCATCAACAAGGAAAATACCAATGACCCGAGAAGTGACCATTGAACCCGTGCTCAACGGCTTTGTGTGCCGTGTGGGCTGTCAGCGTGTGGTGTTCGCCAGCCGGCGCGAGCTGATCACCGGCCTGGACGACTACTACGCCAACCCGGAAGCGACCGAGGCCAAATTCATGGCGACCGCCGTGAACAAGACGCATGTCGTGCCACCACCACCGACTGCATACGGTGCGACGGAGGCCGCTGTGCCGGATTGCGTGCGCGCATCACAACCACAAGCGGTGTGACCGACCTGCAAAAAATCAAAGTGGGCGCGTGGGAGTGGACCGTCTGGCCCACGCTGCCCATGCCGGACTCGCAATGGATCGTGCGGCTCGCGCAGGCCAAAGGCGCCAGTGCCGTGGATGAATACCATCGCAAACGCGAATGGAGCATCCAGCAGGAAATCCACGAGCCGCTGATCTATGGGTGGGAGCAACCGCCGGTGAAGACGGTGCGGGCTTTGCTCGCCGGCACATACGTGCCGGGCCAGTTCAGCACGTCGGTCGCACCCGCGAACTGGAAACAGACGCAACCCGCCAACGACGTGGTGATGCTCGGCGGCAACGGCAGCGCCAAGAGCGACATCCAGGCGAAGGTTGGCGTCGGGCAATTGGCCGACAAGCCCCACCGCGAGTGGCGCGCGTTCTCGCAATCGGAACTCACAAGCGTGCGCTACATCCAGAAGCCGGCTTTCAAATACCTGCCGGCCAATCTGCGGACGGTCAAATCCCGCGGCATCACGACTAAGATCAGTTACAAGGAGGCGACCGGATTCAGTGAATCGTGTTTCATCCTGCCCAACCATAGCGCCGCGTTGTTCCCGACCTACAAAGGTTACGAGCAGGACAAGAACATCGTCGAGGGTGGCGAAGCGGACATCGCGACCTGGGACGAGGAAGCGCCCGCCGAACTGCTCAAGACGTTACGCTTTCGCGTCCACAAGAAGGGCGGATTCCTGTTGGGCGGTTTTACACCTGTCGGCGGTTATACCGAGACGGTGGCCGAATACATCGAGGCCGGGACGATTCTGGAAGTGATCCCGTGTCGCGCCGTGGAATGGGACTGGTGGCATCGCACGTGGAAGTGGGGCGAATGGTTGCTGCCGCCGGAACAGGAATTGGTGCGCGGCTGTCCGCGTGGCCATGTGCCGTTCGTGATCCAAAGCGGCGGCGGTTCGGGCCGGCGATTCGCCGTGGCGTTGCCGACGATGTTCAACCCTTACACGAACGTGCAGGCCATCATCGAAAGCACGGCGGCGGGGGAATACCTGCGGGCAACGCGCAACTGACCATGCTGCGAATCACCATCCAGCTCATTCCACGGGGCGACGAGCGCAAGGCGCGGACGATTGGAACGATGGAAATCGTGAACGACTGCACCGGCACGCTCGATGTGGGCAACTACATCGGAACGTTGCACGCAGAATACACACCCACCAACGGGCGGCACGCCCGGGTGACCAATTTTCGCCGCCGCAAGCTAAGCGCATGGTCGCTGGTGGGAGCGTTCCTGAAAGCGTGGGGGCACACGGCGCACCCGCCCCGCGATATGTCGAAATGATGGAAGCGCAAATCACAGCTCACGCGAAAGAGCGGGCCAAGGAACGGCTCGGCTGGAATGCTGCTGCGCTCACGCGCATGGCGGACAAGGCGCTGGCCGTGGGAGTGTCGCACGCGGCGACGAAGGGCCGGCTGCATCGGTATCTGTCCCACCTTTATCTCACCCACGAGAAGGGCAACAACACGCGCATCTTCGGCGAGCACGTGTTCGTGTTCGAAGGTCGGATGCTCATCACGGTGTTGCATCTGCCGCATGAGTTCCGCCGGGCCGCCCGCGATGCCGGAGGGCGCAAATGAGCGTCGTCATCCAAGGCGAGAAGCTGGCGTTCGCGCTGGAGCGGCTGTGGGGTTGGCCGACGAAACTGGCGCGCAAGGCGTTCCCGAATTTCGGCGAGCCACACCTGGTCGCGCCCGAACGCATCCCGCCGGTGAATACCATGACGGTGTGGATGTGGGCCGACCCGCACGGCGACCGGAACTGGTTCATGAACTGGACCGGAGTGGATGCGATGGGAACGAAATGGACGTTCGCCGAGTGGCCGGATGAGGAGTTGGGTGAATGGGCGTTACCCGGCCCGAAGCCTGATGGCAAAGCCGGCCCGGCGCAGACCAGCGGCGGCGGACGCGCGTTCAACGATTACAAGCGGCTGATTCTGGAACGCGAAGGCTGGCGACCGAACGCCGAAGGCATCTGGGAGATGGGTGACGGCGCGTGGAAAGTTTTCGACCGGAAAATGGATCCCCGGCCTGCCGGCACGAGCGTGCCGAGCGACGAGGAAGCGCGCACGTATCTGGAACACATGGCGGACCCGATCCGCAGCAACGGAAAACTCATCTGCCCGGGATTGGATTTCACAGCGGGGGCGGATTGCGGCATCGAGGAAGGCAAGGGTTGGGTGAACAACTGGCTCAACGACGGCTGGGACGCCAACGCGGACGTGACGCCGATGAACTGCCCCAAGTGGTATATCTCGCGCGCCTGCACCAACACCATCTGGGCGCTGCGGACGTTCACCGGCACGGATGGATTGAAAGGCGCGTGCAAAGACCCGATTGATTGCCTCAAAGGCTTGAGCAAATCGGGCATCGAATACGTGCCACCGGGCGCGCTGGGCGCCTACGGCACACCGTTCGGGTTGTGAACAGGAGCAAACGAAGATAACGGAGCAAGACAAGAACCAACAAACAGGAAAGACAATGAACAAGAATCACACTGACATCACCATCGTCCTCGACCGCAGCGGCTCCATGAGCAGCGTGGCGAGCGACACCATCGGCGGCTTCAACCGCTTTCTCGCGGACCAGCGCATCGCTGCCGGCACGGCCAGCATCACGTTGCACCAGTTCGATCACGAGTTTGAAACGCTCATCAACGCGCAAGACGTGAAAGCTGCCGCCGACCTGACGCCCGCCACGTTCGTGCCGCGTGGCAACACCGCCCTGTTGGATGCCATCGGTCGCGCCATCGTGAACACAGGCGCCCGGTTGCAAGCCAAGAGTGAAACCGAGCGGGCGGGCAAGGTGGTGTTCGTCATCATCACTGACGGGCAGGAGAACGCCAGTCATGAATATGATCACGGCAAGGTGTTCGAGATGATCTCTCACCAGCGGGATAAGTATTCGTGGGAGTTCGTGTTCCTGGGCGCGAATCAGGACGCCATCAAGACCGCCTCCCGGATGGGCGTGGCCACCGCGAACGCGATGACGTATGCGCACAACGCAGCGGGCACCGCGGCGGCGTTCACCTCCACCTCATCCAACCTGCGGCGAATGCGCTCCGGCGAAGCAGTCTGCATGGCTTACTCGCCGGCAGACCATGAAGCGCAGGTGAAAGCGGGCGTGGTGCCGGAGGATGAGATGTGAATCGCAAGGACCGGTCGCGGGCCACGAAACGGCTCGCGACCGCCGTGCTCAAGGAAGCGGTGGATGAAGGTTTTGCGGACCTCTGGGATCCGAGCTGGAATCCGAAAGCCCATGTGAACATCACGCTGACCATCGCCGAGGTGCGCTGCGCGGCGGCGATTGTGAATTATCACCCGATTGGAATACATGCAAACCGGAATAGAACTGATCACTGAAGAGCGGGCGCGACAAATCTTCGTCGAAGGCTGGACAGCCGAACACGACGCGCAACACGAACTCGGGGAACTGACTGAAGCCGCGCTCTGCTATGCAGTCGTGGCATCGGCGGAGGTGCGGGGTTCGGAGGCCCGCGAATGGCCTGTTGTCATGTTCAATGGCTTCAACGACTCGCTCGTGGAATGGCCGTGGGGACATGAGTGGTACAAGCCGAGCGACGATCCGATTCGTAATCTTGTGAAGGCGGGCGCCCTCATCGCGGCGGAAATTGACCGGCTGCAACAGCTCAAAGCAAAACCATGAACATAACAATCACAACCGAACAACCGCCGGCACTCAAGCTGGCGCAACCTGACGGCCTCGGGCGGGCCGTGTTCAGCGATGGCAACGGCAACTGGCGCGTGGTGACCACCCGCGACACGTTCAGCTTCCGGCTTACGTCGCCCGAAGTCGTGCGCGTGGGTGACATCGACAACGATCCGGCGGCGCTGCTGGTCATGATGCTGGGGAAAGCACAAGCGGAGTTGAAGGAATTCCGCCAGCGCCGCGCCGATGCTTTGGAAACCGCTGAGCGCCGGGCGAACATTGCGGAGCAAGAGGCGAAAACTCGGGCGCTCCAGATCATGCAATTGAAACTCAAGCTGACGACCATCGCCCGCGACCTTGCGCCGGGCGTGACGCGCAGCACCCGGCTGCGCGCAAAACTGCTGGAGCGATTGCAGGAACTGGCGAAATGAATCTGGAACTGGCCATCGGCGAGATACCCACGGAAGTGAATCCGTGTGTCCGCCGCTTCGGCCACGGGCCACCCGCCGTGAAATGCAAGCATTGTGAATTCCTGCTGCGACGTGGCCGCTACTTCAAATGCTACTGGCGTGGTGTGACCTGCGGCCCGGCGACCGACCATCGCGCGAATTGGAACGCCTGCGCGTATTACCATGAAGCGAAATGAACCTTGACCCGAAATTATTGTCACCGGAGGACCGGCGGGCGTTGGCGAAGTTCCAGCGTGAGCACGGCGCTCGTGTGCGCCGGGCCACGGCGATGGCGTTGCTCGACATCGCGGACAAGGAGACGTTCAAGAAAGTCGTTGACGCTCATCCACAGTTGAAGCACCGTCTCCCCGGCGAGCGGCAGGACAAATACGTGACGGCGATCATCTTCCTGCTGCGACCCATCCCATCCCGGTGTGCGACTGGCGGGGAGGCATGATAAATCACATGACCTCCACCACTGGCTACCTGCGCGCCGACGGCACGCCGAACCTTCCGCTGCTGCAAGAAACCTTCAACCGTTGCCGGCCTGCGAATCAAGGCGGACTGCAATGGCTCGATGACATCCGCTTTTGCCGGTGGCCCGGCCAGTTCACCGACGGCAAGAAGCATGACATCCCCGGCGACCCCAACGGCAAGGCCCGCCCGTGGGAAAACGCCAGCGATTGCCGGCCCTACGTGGTGGATGACGTGATCGACGAACGGAAGGCGATGCTCACCGCCGCGTTCTGGCGCGCGATGGTGAACCCGGGCGCGACCAGCAGCGAGGAAAGCGCGTATGCCGTGGCGCTGGTCGAGTGGCTCGTGTTCACCAAGATGTTGAGCCAGCTCGTCGATGAAGTGGAGCTGAGCGCCGATTATCAGGAACACATTGGCTGGTGTCTGCTCGCGCCGCGCTGGAAACGGGAACTGGGCTTGAAGCGTTACACGCTGAAATTTTCCGACCTCGAACAGATGGCGGCGCAAGCACCGCCGAACAGTCCGTGGAATCAACTGCCGGTGCTCATCCTGGACCCGACGCTGGAAGAGCAGGCCGTGGAATTCCTGCAAGGCTGGTATGACTGGTATGTGCAGAACCAGTTGCCGGAAGATTTGCGCGCCCGCGCACCCAAGACCACGAAGGCGCAAGCGCGCAAGGCGGTCATCGCGTTGCGCAGCGAAGAGCGGAAAGCCAGCGTGCCGCTCCCGTATCTCTGCAAGAATGAACCAAGCATCGAGGCGCTGAAACCTTACGAGGAAGCCTTCGTGCCGCCGGAACTCACCAGCGAGAACGAGATCGTGTTCCAGGTGGAACGTCTCAGCGAGGCGGAAGTGCGAGGTCGGTTGATCACTGACGATTACGACAGTCTGTGGACAGTGGAAGCCATCCGCCGCAAAGGGCAATGGACGAGCACGACATTGCCGACCGGTAATCCCGTCGGCGTGGCGGGCTTGCTCGGCCAGACCAGCACAGCGACGCAGACCGCCACGACATCGAGCGGCAAGGTGGGTGAAGGTGCGATTGAAGTGGTGCACGCGATTTATCGCGCTGCCGACGAGGACGGCATTCCGGCGGTGTATTGCACGACGTTTCATCGTGACATCACGAAGCGTCCGAACAGCACTGGTGACGCGGGTGATTTGTATGCGAAGCATGACGTGGTGGAAGCGCCGGACGGTGACATGCCGTATGTCGGCTGCTTGCGCGAACGCTGGTCGCGCAGTCTCACCAGTTCCCGGGGTGTGACGGAGAAGGCGCACACCGACCAGAATCTCATCAAGGGACATCTCGACAGCACGCTGGACCTCGCCTCGCTGTCAGTGCTGCCGCCGATGAATGTTTACGAATCGCCGACCGGGCAGGACCGCACGTATGCGTATGCGCCCGGCGTAAAGAATTACACGCGCAAAGATCGTGAGCCGGCGCTGATGGATTTATCGAACCGCGCCGGGATGATCAACGGACTGGAAGCGGTGTCGCAACTCACGAAGCGATTGGACAACCGCTTTGGTTCGCTGAGCGAAGACGTGCCGATGGTGCGGCAGCAACTCAAGCAGGAACAAGGCGTGCGCCGGCACACCGTTGCGTGGACGCTCGCTTTCAAGCAGGTGTTGTGTCTCTACCAGAAACACGGCAGTGATGCGGAGTTCGCGCAGGTGACCGGAGCGCCACCTGGCTGGCTGGATGCGCATCGCGACGTGCCGGGATTGCTTTCGTGCGTGCTCGACTTCGACGTGCGCGAGTTCGACCCGGAAATGGAGATGAAGCGTGTGGAGGCGATGAACAAGATCGTGCTGCCCAACGATGTGCTGGGCGTGGTGAATCGGGGCGCGTGGGCGGCGGACATGACGCGCAGCATCCTCGGCCCGCGGCGGGCGAAGTTGCTCGTGCGACCCGTGCCCGAAGCGAGCGCCGCGCTGCGCGACAAAGCGAAGGCGGAGATCGCACAGATGTTCCTGGGCAACGCACCGACGTATCTCGACGACAAAGACCCGACGGCGACCGGGCTGCTGCAATACACGCAAGAAATTGTGACACAGAATCCGGTGTATCTCTCCGCGCTCGATGACGAGGCGTTGGTGGCTGTCGTGGGCGCGCAACAGGCGCAGATGATCGCGCAGACGTTGCCGCGCAATCCGAACGAGCGGTTCAGCAAGCTGCTGCTCAAGTGGCTGGAGAATCTGAAATTCATCGGGGTGACGCAGCAGCAGAACAAACAGATCGGACGCATCGGCGTGAACCCGGAGGGGACGCAGTGACCGTTGATTTGTTCGGTGCGTCAGTTGTTGAGCGAGCATCTGCGAATGAAGATGGTTTCGCGCACGACAATACCGACGCGAAAGAAGAATGGCTGACGCCACGATGGATTTTGAACGACCTCGGGCCGTTTGATTTGGACCCGTGCTCGCCTGTAGCCCCCCCCTGGGCAATCGCTCCGCGCACTTACACAATTTTCGACAACGGGCTCTTGAAGCCGTGGCGGGGCCGGCCTTTCACAAATCCTCCGTATGGCGCGCAAATGCCGAAGTGGATGAAGAAAGCTGCCGCGCACGGTTGTGGGATCAGTTTGATTTTCGCCCGCACCGAAACCAAGGCGTTCTTCCCGCACATTTGGGACGGGGCAACTGCATTCCTATTCATCGAAAAGCGGGTTGCGTTCTGGGAATTCTGCTGCGCCCGGTGTGGCGCGGGAATGAGCAAACACAAAGACCCCGAGAAAACCGGCCACACCTACGAGTCATCGCCCAAAGTCATCGAGGGCGAATCCTCTGGCGCACCTTCAATGCTGATTGCGTGGAGCGATGCCGACGCGGACGTGCTGGCTCGCATCGGTCACACAGGGTTCTCAAATGGGCGTCGGGGAAAGTTCCTGATGAACGAGAAGGTTAGAGCATGCTGAACTGGCTGAGGAAATCGAACGGAGCGGACGCAAAATTTCCATCAACGAACGATCCGCAGTGGGATGCGAAGTTGCTCGCGCTCAAGGAGCGGCTCAGCACGACGCTGCCGGACGACGCGCTGATGACCGGCCTGCTCGGATTGATTGATGCCAATATCCGCGTGGAGCTGACACCGTTGACGGATGCCGGCCTGCCCGATGCCGAAGTGCATCGGTTGCGCGGGCGTATCGGGATGCTGCGCGATTTGCGCAACGAGCTGGACGCGTTGTGGCGTGAGGCCAGAGAGAAGCCCAAGACGTAACGCACTCATGGTTGCTGGTGGTGACACCGGCGGAAGCATGCCTGCGGCTGGGAAACCAGCGTGAGTGCTCCAATTTCAAGCCTGAACTCAGAAACTCAGAAGTGAACGGGATGACGCGGGGTAATTAAATCGGAATCGGGCGGTTCAGGGTGGTAACGCGGAGCAGTCTCTTTCCTCAACTCTTTCTTCCGTGCTTCCGTGCTCGTGACGACGCCGTGCGTTGTCACGTATGCCTGAACCAATTGTCGTGGCGCCGAGCGCCACCCCGGGAACTGTGCCCCCGGCCAGTGTGCCAGCTCCGCAAACCGCCGCGCCGAGCGCGCCGGCAGCGAATCCCCTTGCCACCCCGGCAGATTTTGACCGTTACGCCGCACTGGCGATCACGGCCAATCTCACGCCCCCACCCGAACCCGCCGCCGCGCCTGCGGTTCCGCCCGGTCCAGAATCACCACCGGTCGAACAGCAAGTTGCTGTTTCCGAATCTCCCGCGCCTGCGGCCACCGTCCCTGCCGATGAAGACCCCGAGCCGAGCGCCGAAGTGTTGGCGTCATTGAATGACGCCGGCAAACGTGCGTTGCAGGCCGAACGCGAAGCCCGCAAAGAGGCCCGCGCCAAGGTCAAGGAACTGGAAGCCAAAGTCGCCGAACTCCAAGCCAAGAACACTCCCCCGGCGGACGCAACGATTGCGACCCCGCCCAATCCGCCCGCCGCCGATCCAGCGGCAGCGCCGACCGACACGCCGAGCGTGCCCGGGGCGTTGGCGAATTGCCGAACTTTCGACCAGGTGGACGCCAGCACCATGCAGGCCGTCCGGGACAAGAGCCTGGCCACAAAGCTGATCTTGAAGATGAGTGCCGGTGACAAGCCCGCCGTGCTGGAAGCGTTGAAGGCCCAAAAGGTCGCCAACATCGACGGCACGCCGCTGGATGATGCGACGGATGCGCAAATCAGCGAACTGCTGGTGAACGTGCAGACCGGTTGCGAAGTGACGCTGCAACAGGCGCCGCTCCGCAAAGCCGAGCTGGCCCGCGAAGCCAATTCGTTCATTGAAGCCGGGAAGATTCTTCCCGGACTCAACGACCCGAAATCGGCGGCGTGGAAGGCGTTCGCAACCTACGTCCAGCAAAACCCCACCGTCCGCAATCTCGGGCCCGCATGGCCGCAGATGGTGGCGGAGGGCGTGGCACATCGGCTATCGCGCAGCAGCCCCGGCACGGTCACGGCGACAACGCCGCCCCCGGCAGCCGCTCCCGCTCCAGTTCCGCCCACCCCGCGCAGTGCTCCCGGAGCCCCGCGCACGAGTGTGGCGGCATTGCCCAAGAAATCCGAACGGGAAGAGATCGTGGAACGCCTGAACAACGGCACGGCCACGACGAAGGACATGGACCGTTACGCCTCGCTCAGCCTGAGCGGCGCGTGACCCGGAAGGTGGTTCAAGAAACCAACAACACTTGAATCAAAATCATGAGTCTCAATTACTCCGCAGTAGTGGGTAAAAAAGAGGAGTGGGCAAGCATGGTCACCAACGTGGCCATGATCAACGCCCCCCTCCTGGCGTGGTGCCCGCTGGGCAGCAAGCCAGCCCAGGCCCGGTATGATTACCAGGCCGAAAATTACAAGGCGCCCGCCCGCAATTCCCATGCGGACGCCACCACCGTGGTCGGTGGCACCAGTGCCGGCGATGATCGCGTGCAGATTTCCGCGCTCATCCAGTATTCCAGCAAGGCCGCGAACGTCGGCAAGCTGCAACAGGACTACGGCAACAATGCCGGCGTGGCCGACGAACTCGGCAAGGAAATCCGCAAGCAGACCGAGGAACTCCGCAACGACATGGAAAGCGCGTGTCTCAGCGCGCAGGAATGCCGCGTCGGGGTCACGGGCACTTCCGGTTATCTCACGCGGGGCGTGCCGAACTGGGTCCAAGCCAGTGCGCAAAGCGTGCTGCCGGTGGATTCCTCACAGTATCCCGCCGCCGCGCAGATCGACACCACGGCCACGGCTTCGCTGACCGAGGACATCATCCTGAACATCCTGCAAGGCATCGGCGACACGACGCAGCAGAACGAGACCGTGACGGCCTTCTGCGGCCCGAACCTGCGTCGCGCATTCAACAACTTCCCGATGTTCACGCCGGCAGCGGCGAGCACGATCAACGGCGGCGCGTATCCGACTCCGGTGCGCGGCGGCGCGTTTGATCGCGGCATCAGCCGTTACGTGAGCCCGTTCGGGTTCGAGGTGGACCTGGTCACGAGCTGGCGCAACTACAAGCTCGACTCCAACGGCGTGGCCCAGAGCGGCACGACCTACAACACGCACTCCGGCCTGTTCCTGCACCAGAGCAAGTGGGAATTCCGCTGGGGTGATCGCCCGAACTGGACGCAGAAGCCCTACGAGGGCGGCAAGTATGAAGCCTTTTGCGAGGCCATCTGGCAGCTCGTCTGTTGGACGCCCAAGGGCGAGGGCAAATACGCGCCCGCGACGTAAGCCAACCGGAACACTCAACCAAGAAAGAAACACTTGAAATGAAAACTCGTTGGCTTTCCAAGACGGACGAAGAGATCACGGGCGCAAATCTCGCGCTCATCCTCGATTACACGGACGTGGCTGCGGCCACGACCGCAACGGCGGTGCCCTCGCTGAGCGTGCTCGCCGGCACCAAGGTGCAGGTGGTCGGCTTCAAGCTGAACACGGCATTCGACATCAGCGGCACTGGCGCGCTCACGGTTTCCGTGGGTGACGGCGGCAGCGCCACGGCGCTGATGGCGGCGATTGTCGTCGCCGTGGACGGCACGGAAATCCTCTACCACGTCGGCGGTTCGCCCAAAGTCTATTTGGTCGATGACACCGTTGACCTGTTTTGGACGGATGCCACGTCGCTGGCTTACACCAGCGGCAAATGCACGTTCTACCTCAAGGTGCAGGACATCAACACCTGGGCGGTCGCCTAGCAACAATCCTCCCCAACGGTCGCACACCGGGGGTGCGTGGTTCGCTGGTGAACCACGCACCCTGGGGACAGGGGCGAAATCAATGCCGCGCAACCGAAGAACGATTATGGCAGAACCAACAACCACTACACCACCGGTGATTGTCCCGGTGACCGTGAAGCCGCCGGAAGCTCCTACGCCCAAGGCGCCGCCAAAACTCACTCTCAACACGGCCTTGAAGTCGGCGAGCACCGGCTTGCAACTCGCGCTGCGCGCCCTCATCGCCAACAAGACGCACGACACCGATCCGGGCCGGCTCGCGATTGAAACCGCGTTCGAGAACGCGAAGAACGAACTGGCCGGCAAGGACGCGAATCTTCCCACGCTCCAGGCGGCGGCGAAGCATCTGGAGATCGCCGCCGCGATGCTGGCGAACCAATCCAACACGCCCGCCGACATCCTCCGCGAAATCCGCAGTGCGAGTTCACTCGCGGCCAAACACGTGGAGCAACTCACGCCGGTCGCTGCCTGATGCAATTCACCGTTGATCTCACCGGGCTGAATCCCGCCGTGGCGCAGGGCATCATCAAGGGCCTGCATCACGAGGACCGGGCGCGCCATGCGCTCGGGCTGGTGCGACAACGGCGCATGGCGCAATTGCTGGCGCACAATCCCCACGCCATGACCGGACGCGGCGAGCTGCGACAAAACATGATCCTGGATGAAACGCAGTGGCAGGCGTTCATGCAGGTGTATGGCCAGAAGTGCTGGGCGGACCCGGACTTCGGCAAGTGGGTGCTCAAGCAGGATCAACACGCGGACTTGCGCGTGAAGGACACCGGCACACGCATCCAATCCGGCTGGACGCCACCCTCGCACCACACGGGAAAGGGGGATTCGCGTGGCTGACCAGATGTATTTCACGGACGGGGATTTCTACCAGTGCGTGACCGCCACGTCTCCGGGCGAAACGCCGACCAACGCCCCGACGAAATGGCGGCGCATCAACCTGCTCACCAAATGGCGGTATGCGCTGGCGCAGCTCACCTACGCGAATCTACTCACACTGGACGGGCAGGGCGACAAGGCTGGCGCCGCTCGCAATGCGGCGTATGGCCGGGAGAAGTTCGGCTTGGATGACATGGTGCGGATCGAAGCCCGCGACGAAGAAGCCCGCGACCGGGCGGTGGATCGTGGCAACCGGGCGAGTGCGGTCGGCACGGGCCGGAGTCTTTACATCAAGGCCCGCGTGGTGTTGGACGATGCGTATCGCTTGATCGGTTGGGATGCGGACCAGCTCGACGAGCGCGACAAGAGCGATGCTCGCATGTGTCTTTCGCAGGCATTGCAAGAAGTGTGGGAAGCGTGGTGGTGGACGCAACTGATGACCTGCGCGCGGACGCAATTCGCCGGCAACTGGCTGGGCGATGAGAATTATCCCGACCCGTGTTATTACCCGCCGACGGACGCCTACTATATCCCGTTGAACGATTCGCTTGGTGCGCCCGTGGACGCGGATGGAGTGACCCAGCCGCGCTGGGTGAAATTTAGCGGTGCGCCGTGGCCGACGTGGTTGCCCGGCAGTTATGCCGAGGACGCATATGTGAACCACAACGGTCAGGGTTATTACGCCACCGCCCCGACGACCGGCGTGCCCGGCGACAGTGCGGACTGGAGCGCAATCAACGAGTGGACGCCCATCCTGCCCGACCCGAACAGCGACACGGTCGGACAGGTGTTCGGCCCGATTCGCGGCGTGTCCAAGCACGACCCGCGCACGAACTGCAATCCGGAATTCTTTGAACTGAACGTGACGAGCACGGGCACGCAGGTGCAGGCGCTCACCGTCACGCATCCCTGGGTGTGGTCGCGGCGCGTGACGCCGGTCCTGACCGGGGACGATTACTCCGCCACTGCCACCTATGAAGCCACTCCGACTGAGAATCTTGTTTTCGACAGCTAGCCTGGCGCTGCTGTTCATGCTGCTGAGCGTCGTGCGCAGCCCGGCGCCGGTGTTCGTCCGCCCGAGCAGTGGCGGCAGTGGCAGCTCGTTTGCGTCGGGCGATTGGGCGGCGCTGACCAATCAAAACGAAGTGTGGAGTTTGCACCGGCTGCTGCTGCGGAAGAACGCTTCTTACGCCCCGCACATCATCGGGACGACGAACATCTACGATCCCGGCCATGGCGACTATTACGGCGTGGGCGAATACGTGCGCGACGGCTTGTGGCCGCGCAAAGCGGACCCGGATTACTTTTCCGCCGAGCAAATCGCCGCATTCATTTTCATGCACGGGATCCACACCAATCACGGCAACGGAGCAATTATTGATGGCTATGGCGCCCCCGGCCCGGAGGTGTGGAGCTTTGATACGCAGTATGACTTCATCGACGCTTTGTATTTGCACTACCTCAAGACGGGCCACCCGAATGAATTCATCCGCTGGCGACAGGTGGCTTCAAACGCAGTCGCGAACGTGACGGTGGTGAGTAATCTGACCTACGTCGCCAATTCCAACGCGAACAAAGGTTTCGGCGACGCTTTCGGCCAACAGGGGTTCGACCTGGTCACGACCGGTTTTCGCTATCAGGCCAACCAGCAACTCTGGTTGATGAACCTGGCCATCGGGGATGTGGCAGTGGCCAACGCGTTCAGCAATTCGCTGGCGCTCATTTCCAACTCCTTGTCCGCATTCCTGTGGGACGCTAACACCAACCTGTTCCGCCTCAGCTCGGGCACGGCCACCGGTCACGCTTATACCAACCACTCTCCGGTTGGGTCGGGCTTCATCGCGCGCCTGGGCGCGTGCGATTCAAATAAAACTTTCCTGATCTCGCGGGAGCTGGCGGGCCTCGGCCTTAATTCCCGTGGTTGCTATACCTACAAAGGGATCCCGTTCCTGCAACCCACGAACGAGATGACAACCTTGGATTACGGCAGCGGGTATCAGAAAGGCGGCGCGTGGCCGGGCTTGTGTCACTGGGTCTGGGACACCGTGGCGCTGCATTATCCGCGGGAAGCGGAGAACATGATCTCCGAAGCGTTCACCGCCACTTCCGGCGGCCTGCCGCTCACGACTTTTGAGCGGATTGATATGTATCCAACTCCCGTCGGCGCGAATGAGTATTACCTTTGGAGCATCTCCGGGCCGCTGATGAGTCGTGCCGCCTCCGGCATCGACTATCAGAATTTTGCGTGGCGGACCAATGCGCTCCCGACCGTGCGGCAGCCATACTTCGTCGCGAACGGGGATAACACGAATCAAGTCATTGTGCTCGGCGCCGGTGAGGCCGCGGCGAACGGGCTTTACAACATCAAGCTCCCGCAAGTCGGCGAATTTCCCGTGTTCACCAACCGCGCCGGCACACACGGCATTGAATTCAATTATGACGAAGTGTATTGGCAGCTCACCAATGCCGTGGGGGCGATACGCTATGCGACCGGGGACGACAACCTGTTCGGACTGTGGAGTGAAATCACGGGTGCCGCGCCCGGCCCCACGTTGGATTATACCACGAACTACCTGGAATTCTTTCACGTGTTCACGCGGTCGGACCTGTCGTTGTTCGCCACGAATGGGCTCACAGCGAACGTCATCACGAACAACGGCATCGTCTGGCTGGTGACCAACAACACGCCTTCCACCGCCCTGCCCAACGGTTCGCTGGCCAGCGTCACGGATGGACGGTTGTTCGTGCGCAGCAATTCCACCTGGGTGCTGAAATGAAATCGCTGCTCAATTATCTGTGCGGATTGGTGGTGCTCGCCACAGCCGGTTGCGCGCCGTTCCCGGCGGTGCAGAAAGGTGACTGGCAACCGCGCTTGGGCATGATGAGCGCGCCAGTGCCGGCAGCAACGGAAGTTCACACCCCGGGCACGCCATCCTTGAACCGGCCCCACCTGAAAGCAGAGCCGCCGACACAGTATCCCGTCACGGTCATCCGCGACGAACGCAACGGCGTGGTGGTGGCGCGCTACGTCAACCCCGACCCGACTGTTTACAGCGGCGTTGCTTTCGACGGCGGTGACGATCCGGCGGCGAATTACTGGCGGTTGTATCGCGTGCCGAACGCCAGCATCACGAATTTCACGCCGGAAGGATTCGCGCCATGAGAATCCTGTTGTGGCTGCTGTGCCTTGGCCCGCTAGGCGCGTTAGCGCAGGCGACCTTGTCGGCGCCGGTCATCAGCACGAACCCGCCCCCGTTTCATTTCACGGCGGGCAGCTACTTTCACGACTCGAACCTTTGCCACACCGTCACGTTCACGATCACTGACGGGCCGGGCCAGTATGATTTGCAATGGTTGCCCGCGCCGCCGCGCCCGCAGGTGTGGCAGACCGTTTACAACGAAGCCGACGCGACGAAGCAGGACCGCGAGAACGCGGTGAATCCGCCCATCGTCGTCCATCACCAGCCGGTGACCATCCGTTACGCGATGATTCCAGCGAGCACCGACATGCCGGTGGGTTACTGGCGATTGAAGCGCCAATGAAGAAGCTCGCTGCCAAACTGGCTGAGATCGCCCGCAAGAAGCTGGCGTGGGGCATAGCGGTGATGGTGGCCACGCAAGTGCAGGGCTACCTGCCGAGCCTTGATTTCATCGGCACGCGGGAATTGAAGATCATGTCCTTCGGCATCGCGGTGATGCTGACGGTGATGAAGGGCGTGGAGATGTTTTACGAGAAATCCGAACAACTCGCCAAGACCGGCGAACTCGACCTGGAGGACACCATCCCCGAAGTGAAGCCATGAAAACGAAACCGAAGTCCGCCGCCATCCTCACCATCAAAGACGCACCGCGCATGACCACGCGGGGCCGCAACCGCATCGCCACCTGGCTGGAGCGGCAAGCCGGCTTCCTGCGCCGAAACGCCAAGCAACTGAGCCCGCGTTACACCGCTCGCTATCTTTACGCCACCTTGCTGGCGGTGACCCTCACGGGTTGCGCGCTCTTTCAACCCGTGGCCGAGGGCAGCCGGCCCGAAGTGGTGCGGGCTGAACAGTTCGCCAAACAGTCGTTTGCGTTGGTGGATTCGTTCATGGAATGGGAAGCCGCCTATCGCGCCACGCTGGGTGACGATGTGAAAGAGTTTGCCCGCCGCCTGGAAAAGGATTTCCCGGCCAGCTTCGCCGCCTACAACAAATCCATCCGGGATTACAAAGCACTGCCGACCTCCGGCAATCTGGACGTGTTGCAAAAGTCCAAGCTCGCGCTGCAACTCATCTACGACCAGTTGATCCTTTACGCGCCGTCCGACGTGGAGCAGGCGGCGGAAACCAAGGCCAAAACCCTCAAGCTCGATTGACCATGAACATCGCCAACGCCCTCGCCGCCCTGGGGGCGGCCCTCAAAGCCGCCGACCTGTTGCAAGGCATGCTGCAAACCGCCCGGCAAAATTCCGAGATGACGCCGGAACAGGAACAGGAATTTGACGCGCACGTCGCGCAACGCATGGCCATGCCGCACTGGCAGGGCCGCAATCCGCAACCACCAACCCAATGACCGCCATGAAAACATTGATCGCACTGCTCTTGCTGACCGCCCTGAGCGCGGGCGCCCAAAGCGCCGGCTTGAACTCCAAGGCATCCAGCGCCGAACCGAAGGCACCCAAATTCAAGTGGGTGACGTTGACCACCGGCACGGCGGTGGCCGCGAGCACCACGAACCTGCAATTCACGACCGCCACGTTCTACGGCGTCAAGGCTGCCGCCAACAATGCGGCGCCGACCGCGAACACCGGCACGGCTTACATCGGTTACAAGGATGTGACCGGCGAAGTCGTGACCGCGAACCAGCCGGCGCTGGTGGACAGCATCGCCGCCGGGTCATGGCTCGCGCTGAACAACATCGGCACGAGATACAACCTCACCGATTTCTATTTTCTCGGTTCGACCGGCGACAAGGTGCTCATCGTTTACGAACAGTGAGCATCGAAGTCACACCGCAGCAGATCGACGCGTATCGGCTGGAGCGGGATACGCAGCGCGAGCTGGCGCAGCAATCCCGGTGGAGTCCCCGGAGATCGTGGCGCGGGATTGGTGAACGGCAATTGAACAAGGCCGGTTGTGACAACTTGCAGCCCGTCACCGGCGGCCACGGATACAAACACAAGGCGCTGCTGAACCATTGTTGAATCATGCACTACAAGAACGGACGCCCGGCCAAAGAGGGCGACAAAGTCATCAACCTGGAAACCGGCATGGCCGGCATCCTGCATTCCACGAGCGCCCAGAGCAACACCTGCAACGGACGGCTGGCGGTGATCACGTCCAGTGACCCGTGGATCACCATCGGTCAATGCTTGCACTTTGAGGACGTGGTGGCGGCAACCATTCCCGACAGCTCCAAACCGACGTGAACAAGGACCGCAGTTACAACCGGCTGGATGACGTGCCCGAACCCATCGGGGACACGCAGTTCAGCCGTTTGGACATGCGCACCGACCCGGCAGCACTCGCGCCGGGCACGGTGCAGCGGTCGGAGAATTTCCGGTTCGACACCACGGGTGCCCGCGTGCGTGGCGGTATCGCCCGGCAACTGGCTGCCGGCGACACGGTGGACCCGATCCTTTACGCGAGCGTGTATCGCCCGGATGGCGACAACGACCGCATCGTGATGATCACCAGCACGGCGTTGAAGTTGTTCGACCCGGATGACCAAACCATCGTCACGCACAGTTTTCCCGGCGGGGAGGACATCGACGACGGGGTGGACAGTGTGGACTTCATCCAGGCCGGGGTGAGCGGTGGCAGCACGCGGTATGGTTATATCCTGCGCGGCCAGTCCAAGGACGTGCTGCAATTCGACGGCACGGGCGTGACGACGCTGCCGACGTTCGAGCGGGGTGATTTCGGCCTGTTCTATCAGGACCGCATCGCCGTGAACGACACGGCGCAAAGCATCAAGGTGTCCGACTTTCTCGACTACACCGTCTGGACGTTGCTCAACCAGTTCCAGATTTTGAAGGGCGGGGATGATTATCTCGTCGGCCTGTTGGAATACCAGAAGGACATCGTCATCCTGGCGACGCGCAAACGGTTCTTCATCGCCTATTTCGCGCCGAGCATCGGCGCGAGCGGTTACACCGGGACACTCAATCTGCGCGACAGCTTCCTGCGCAACCTTACGCGGGAAGGCGGGCTCGTGGGCCGGCGCGCGTGGCTGGAAGCCGGCGGCTTGCTATGGATCGTGAGCGATAACGGCATCTATGCGTTCCAACCGCAACTCGACCTGGAATTGACGGTGCTGGGCGAACCGATCTCCGCGCCGATTCAACCCATCATCGACCGGTTGAGCGCGAATTACGCGAGCGGCGCCTGTCTGGCGCGCAGCGGGCATCGCATCTACTTCGCGCTGCCGATCTCAGAAGAGCCACTGGCTTTGGCCAGTGTGTCGGTCAACGAAACACCATCCCCGAACGAGGCCACCTTCACAACCAGCGCGGCGCACAATCTGGCCGTGGGCGACACCATCCAGATCAGCCACGCGCAGGAAAAGTTGTTGAACGGTGTGAAGACTGTCTATGCCGCACCGACCGCGACAACTTTCACCGTCCAGACCACGGCCACCAGTGCGGCGGTGCTGGGAGTGCGCGCGACCGTGCAGAAGATCGCCACCCGGAACAACCGCATCGCAGTGTTCAACCTGCAACTCAACGCATGGGAATCCATCGACACACTGCCTGCCGGGTTGTTCGCTGATTTCCTGCTCGTGTCAGACCACGGCCCGCGCCGCCGGCTGTGGATCGTGGACAAGCAATCCGGCCCGGCGCTGTATGAAGAAGGCGACGTGGATGAATTCGGCGAGGGCTCGGGTTACATCACGCTGCCGTTCACCCTTCCCGTGTCCTTCTCGGCAGCGAACTTTGAGGCGGCGCCGATCATCGGACGGCTCAAGAGCCGCAGTCTGCGCTGGGGGGCGTTTCCGCGCCACGTCCGCGCCGGGGAAGTGCGACTGGCGACCGCCGCCGGGGATGCCGGCACGATCAATTACACCGTGCGCACGCCCGACCGGGGAACGTGGACGGCGACGCGCACTTTTGATGACAGCAATGTCGATACCTCCGCCCGGAAGCGATGCGGCAAGCGCGGTCTGGAGGCAGAGATTGAAATCGTCACGAGCGCCGGTCGGCCCACGGTGCGCACGATGGCCGTGGAGATCACGGCCTCGGGCAAGGTCGCGGAGGAATAGAATTTATGTCGCAGATTTCCAAAGGCACGAGTTACACCGCCGGCAGCCCGGGCAACCAGGTGACTTACACCAACCTGAACACGTTGGTGGACGGCGCGATTTTGTTGCCGGGCGCCATCACGGATCAGACCGACATCGGCGGTGCGACGGCTAGCGGCGATTACCTGATGATTTGGGATGCGTCCGCCGGTGGCGGGGCGGGTGCGCTGCGCAAGGTGGTGCTGAGTGGTCTGCTTTACGCCGGGCAGGTGAGCTTTGCAAATCTGGAAAGTGATTTCATCGCCGACGCGACGGCGAAGACCGCGCCCGTGCCGGCGGACCTGTTGATCATCGGGGATTCCGCAGATTCCAACATCGCCAAGAAGTCCACCATCACGCAGGCCGCTCCGGCCATCGGCGAAGCGTTGGTGGCGACAGACTTCATCGCCGACGCGACCGCGAAGGCCACGCCCGTGGCGGCGGACCTCTTGTTGATTGGGGATTCCGCCGCAGCCAACGTCTGCAAGAAATCCACCATCACCCAGGCATCGACGGCGATTGCCGGGGCGATTGCCGCGAATACCGCTGTGACCTACACCGGCACGAACCAATCCGTGCCAGCAGCGGGTGACGCGGTGACGTTGGCGCATGGCTTGTCAGCCACCCCGCGCTTCGTGCGATGGGTGATGGTATGCACCACGACCGACCGCAACCACGCGGTTGGGGAGGAAGTGGGCATCGAGCACTTCACCAACGCGTCCTCGCGCAACAGTTTCAGCGCCCGGGCCAACGATACGAATCTGATTTGCGTGCGCGCCAATGACGCGAGCATCTACGTGCAGAACACGAGTAACGGGCAGCACGACACCATCACCACGTCGAGCTGGCGCTTGAAGGCTTACGCGGAGAAATGAACACCGCCACCACCAGTGAACGCGCCCGGGTGCGCCGCATCGAAAGCCAGCAGGAATTGTTGGAACTCCATGCTGCCGCCGCCGAGGACAACCACGTGGTTGTGGCGGCGACGCATGTCGTCGAGAAGGCCGGCGAGATCATCGGTTACGGTTCGATTGGGAGCGTGATGATGCTGAACGTCTGGATTCATTCCCAGAAGGGCCGCGCCCGCGACAGTCTCACGTGCCTGCGGGAAGCGGAGCGGCTCGCGACCGAGCAGGGGCAGACGCTCATCTGCATGCCGTGCGCGCAGAACAGTCCGTTCATTCCCCACATCCGCAAACTCGGCTACACGCCGCTGGGCTGGTCCAGTTTCAACCTCAAGCGATTATAGTTATGGGCTGCTTTTCACCTGATGCACCAGACGCCCGGAATTACGGGCAGGAAACCCGCGACACCTTGCAGGCGCAGATCGACCTCGCGCCGCAACTCTACGCGAGCGAAGCGCAGTATCAGCCGATGTATTCGGAGCTGGCGTTGCGCAATCTCAACACCCTGCTCAACGGCGCGAACGGCACGCCGGGCCTGACACAATTGCTGGCCGGGCAGGCCACGAACCAACGCGCAGCAGACATCAGCGACGTGGCTACGCTCGGCCCGGCGGCCCGCGAAGCCATTCTGGCGTCCAACCCGGACAGCGCCAGATTGCTGGAGTTGCTGAATCAACAGGCCGAGGAAGGTCTGGTGGCGGGGACAAGCCTGACTCCGGGGGAGATGCGCGAAGTGACGCAAGCGAGCCGGGCGGCGTTTGCGGCGCGTGGGCTTTCGGGTAGCAACTCAGCCATTGGCGACGAGCTGCTTTCGCAATACAACCTCGGCCAGAAGATGCTCCGCGACCGGCAGGGTTTTGCCGGCAACGTGCTCGGCTACAATCAAGCCGTGGTCGGTGATCCATTCCTGCAAATCCTGGGCCGGCCCAGCACCGCCACCAACCAGGCGCAGGCGATGCAGCCGGGGAACATCTTCAATCCGGAGTCGGCTTACGCCGGCAACATCTACAACTCGAACCAGCAACTCGCGGCCATGTTCGCCGACCCCAGCACGATGGCCAAAGTGGGGCAGGTGAGCGGCGCCGCCGGACAATTCGTGGGCGGCATTGCGAGTGCGTTCGTCTAACTTTATGGCGTATCAATCTCCCTACATCGGCAACAACGTGGGTGGCGGCTGGGGCAATTTCTCCGGCGTGCAAGCCATGCTCGAACGCGATTGGCAGTCCAACAAGCAAGGTTGGGACGCCATGGGTGCCATCGGTGGCGCCTTGGGTAGCGGCACCGTCGGTGCGTTTCAAGGCGCAGCCAATCCCGGAGTGATGGGCAAACAAACTCCAGCCGGCGGCGCCTTCCAAGGTTTCATGACCAACGTGGACGCGAGCCTGAATCAAGGTGGCGGCGGTGGAACGCCATCAGCATTCTCTGGTGGTGGCGGGCGAAGCCAGGGCGGCGCGATGAATTTCAAGCAGCTCGAACTCGCCGGTAAGTCAGCGGACTCGATGTGGAAGGCGATGGCCGAAGGTGCATTGACCGCTCCCGGTGAAGAGCCCAGCGCCTTTGGTGTGACCAAGGGGCAGTGGAGCACGCTCGGTTCGCGTGAGAAGATGGCGGTGGTGGGTGGCGCCATCCAGGCCAACGCCCAGAAGGAAGTGCTGGCGAAGTTGAACGAGTATGCGGCATTGACAGCCCGCGCCACCGCGCAGACTGCCGGCCTGCAACAGGACAACGCCGCGAACACGGCATTCCAGAATGCGGCGACGGCGGCGACCTTCGCGCGTGGAGGTGGGGCGCCGATCCGCAGCAACTTCGAGGATGTGCAGGCCGCTGCCTTTGCGAATCCGGCCGCACCCGCTGCACAGGAGATTCTCCAACAGACGGCCCGGGCGGGCGGCAAGCTAGCACCTTCGTTGCAGTTTGAGGAAGACCCGGTGAGCGGCACGCGCTTCGCCACTTACGGCAACATCCTTTCGCCGTCGGGAGTCAACCCAGCCCGCGCCGGCAACGCGGTGGCCATCACGGGGCCGCGCGGTGAGAATCTTGGCGTCGGTCTGCCGGGCCGCAGTGGCGTGACGCCGTTGCAGACCGGGCAGGTGAAGGACAAGGACAAATACAATCGCCTTTCCAAGCAGCTTAACACACTCGTGGATGCGCAGAGCCGGGTGTCGTATAACCCCACCGCGTCCAGTGCCTACGATAAGAAGATTGCCGCCATCGCGGAACAACTCGCCGACCTTGAGGGTGGGGATGACGTTGCTCGTGGCGCCGATACGGCGACCACCAACCCGCCGGTGTTTCGTTACCGCAAGAACCCAAAGACCGGCCAGGTTGAAACTTACTGACGCGTGCCCAAGCAAGTCCAAGTTGACGGCATCGGCGTGGTGGAGTTTACCGATGACTTTAATGACGCTGACATTCAGCGGCAGGTGGAAGGGTTGTATGCCCAGCAGGAGCGGGAATCGTCCGCGTTGGCACGCGAGGTGACCGGCGCCGCTGCGAGCCGGGAGGAGCTGGCGATGGACAATTACACCCGACAGCAGCAACTAGCGGCCACTCTGCCGGTCAAGCAAACGCTTTCAGGTGAAGGCCCGTCATTAGGCCAGCGATTGCGGGAGAGTCAGCTTGGCCGCGCTCTGCTGGGGCCGACCGACATCGAGCGCGAAGCGGCGGAAGCTAGCGGCTTGGCCGGACCACCAGGCGGCGATGTTGGAATCATCAACGCATTGATGGCCACCCCGTCGCCCATGCTGGCAGTGCATCCGTCTGTGCTGGCGACACCAGCAGGCCAGAAGCTAGGAACTGCGCTCGCCGGTTATTTCATTTCCGATTTTGCTGGTTCAGTGCCGGACCAGGTGCAAGCGGTGCAGCAGAAGATCAAGGAGGGCGACACGCAAGAAGCTGTGCGCCTGAGCGTGATCGGGCTAGCGCAAGCGGGCATGATGGCCGAAGGCGCCCATGGGCTCGCCAGACAGGCGCGGGAGCATCCGTTGATTGAACCATCAGCGCGCACCGCCGGTCGCATGCTGGAACAACAGGTCAACGCGACAGAGTTCGCGCCCCCGGTCAGTTCCGGTGATTGGCAAGCACCGAGAGAGCGCGGCCAACGCGCTGCCGCCCCGGCGGGAGTCTATAACATTCCATTGAAGCGGCCACAAACTCCACCCGTGCCCGTGCCGGAATCTCCCGCCGCGCTCAAGGTGCAGGTGGAGGCCACGCTTGATCCTTACAACCCGAAAGCGGTCACGCTCGTGACGCCGGGTGAGGCGAAGCCGGAAGCGAAAGGGCTGGTGTCGGTCGAGACGACGAGGGGTGAAGCGTTGGTGAATCCGGAGAAGATTGACCCCGCCTTGGCCAAGGCCGAGCTGGAAGCTGGGCGCGGTGGCCAGTTGCTCGGGATGAGCACCGCCGAGAAACCAGCGGGCGGCGTGGACGTGCTCGAAACCAAGACGCCCACGGGCGAACCGATCCAGCAGGAAGTGGTGACGCCGGAGACGTTGTCGGCGGCAGTGGAAGCAGGCAAGGCGGTCGCGCCCGAAGGCACGCAACAGATCAAACCAGCAGAGCAGGTGATTGCGGAACGTGGTGCAGTTTTGCAGGGACACCTAGCTGAGATAGAACGACGCACCCGGGAACTGATGGTGGCCGCTCCGGAAGGAAAGATTGCCGCCCCACCAAAACCGTTTGAAACCCTGACGCCGGATGAAAGGTCGGCCTACCTGCGCGGGCTGCCGACGGAAACCAAACCGCACCCACCCGAGGTTTTACTTTCCGCCAAACTGAGCAAGGGCAACGTGACACCGCTGGTGGAGTTCCAGGTGCGCCAGAATCCGGATGGCCAGTGGCAATCAATCTTTCAAGCCAACACGTCCATTGCCGGTTACGGTGTGCCGTGGGGATTTGACAGCCCCACGCGAGCCGGCGCGATTCGCGGCGCGTTGAACGACTTGCGTTGGTGGATCACCAACCAGGAGCAGCGCGGCAATGTGACGAGCGCCGACCTCGCCCGGCTGACGAATATCAAGGAACAGTTGATGGGCGTGCAACGCGGCCTTGGGGCAGAAACACCATCAAAACGCCCGGTGTCCTCACCCTCGCCGGAAATCAAAACGCGTCCTGGGGCAACTGGCGAGGTCGTTTCTGGACCAAAACCCCCGGGAAGCGGGAAAACGGGCGAACCGTCACCTGTCGTGCGTTATTGGGTCAGCTCTACCGGAGCGGCGCGGGGCGGTTGGATGGTCAAGCGCGTGGTCCGCAACGCCGAAGGCAAGGAGGTTGATGGCGGTATCGTCGAGCAGAACATCAAGACGAAGGCCGAAGCAAACACGCTCAAGCAACGGCTCACCGATGAACTGCCGAAGGTCGAAACTCCGGCAGCAGCAGTCGCGAAGGTGGCCGAAGAAGTTCAGTCCGTGGCGCGCACCGAAGGCCAGCGACCTGCGAAGGAAGTGAAGTCCGAACTGGTGCAGCGGTTGGAGGATGCCTTGGCCAAGCTTGGGCCTGCGCCCGAATTGCTCTATAGCGAGCCGAGAAAGGTTCAAGGAAAGCGGGAATTCTACATCTATTCCCCGGACAAAGCTCAGCGTTTGAGGGTTCGAGAATCAACCGGCCTTGGGTGGACGATTGAAACCGAAACGACGAATGGCAAAACCGGCGCACTGGAGCGGAAGATGGCCGGTTCGGCCAGCGGTAACATTGCCCAAGCGACCATGACTGGAGAGTCGGTCATGCAGCGTCTCTTGAGAGGAGACAAGCCGCGTCCTAAAGTCACAATTTCGATTCCGGGTGATGGGGTGTTCACCATTGAGAATACCCACGCCGCGCTTGGAGAAGTACTGAAACGCGCTCGTGCGCTCGACACACGTTCAGGCACGCCGCCACGAAAGTCCGGCCCGCCCGGCGATCCGGAAATTCCGGATACAGCCGCCTTGCGCAGCGCCGGCGAGCAGTGGATTGCGACGGGTCAAAAGATTTTAGACGGAATCGCGAATGGGGAGATTCCGGGCGACACCAAGGCAATTGATTGGGCGCGGTCACTTCGTGGCCAGCGGCCTGCATTTGTGAGTGACATCGAAAATGCCACCCGCATCGGAAGCCTGCACAATTACTCGGTTTCTCAAATCGCGGAACACTTCAAAGAGCTTGGGGGAAACAAAATCAAGCACGCCGCACAGTGGGAAACAATTGCGCTGCCGGTTGAAAAGGGGGAACACACCTCCGCCCCAACCGGCACCGCTGACGCGGCCAGCAAAGGCCACGATTCACCCGACTTCCCCGTGTTGTTCGGCGGGTTGGACGCCATCCGCCCGATGGAGACGCCGGAGATTCTCCGACTCGCCCGCGAATTTGCGAACAGCGAAGTGGCCGTGAAACGGATGCGAGCCAGTCTGCGCGGCATGGCGCGTGGAAAGGACATCGAGCTGTCCGCCAAGATTTTCTCCGACCCCAAACAGGTGGCCATGACGCTGGCGCACGAGCTGGGGCACGTGAACGATTTCATGCCCGAGGGCACATTGAAGCGCGGCAACCTCATCGGGCGGCTCGTCGGCAGCGTGCATAAGTTTCTGGAAGGGTCGTTCGGCGGACTCAGCAACAAGGAACTCCGGCAGGAACTCGTGGACCTGTCCGCCTATTGGCGGCCCTGGGATCGTGCGGCTTCACCGGAATCGTTCATCAAGTATCGTGACAGCGCGGTCGAATTGTATGCGGACGCCATCAGCGTGCTGCTTAATTCGCCCGGGCTGCTGGAGCAGCGCGCCCCGAAATTTTACAAAGCCTTCTTCGAGCACCTGGACAAGAAGCAGCGGTTCAAGGAGGAATTCTTTGCGTTGCAGGATTTGCTCGCGCGTGGACCGGAGGCGGTGCTGGGTGAGCGACTCCAGCAATCCCGCGAGGGGTTTGAGAAGGGCGAATCCATCCTGCATGAGAAGATCGCCTACCGCGATGCCGCGCGCAATTCGTTCAAAGATTTCCTTACGAAGGTGCGCATCCAATCCAGCGACATCGCAAGTTTTGTGCGCCGCCGGCTCGGCAGCAAAGACCCGCGCCGTCCGTCCGAATTCGACCAGCTCTACGAGCAGTGGCGGTTTGATGACAACCGCAATGCGGCGGACCTGCAAAAGATTTATCACGAGATGATTCAGCCGGTCGTGAAGGCCGGGTTGGATGAACACACCTTCGGGCAGGTGCTCGAACTGCAACGCATCCGGGGCGGACTCGACGCCTATCGCGACATGCAGACGATGCGCAAGACGCTCGGCCCGGAGAAAATGGCGTTGCTGGAAAAGGCTGACAAGACGCTGGCCGAGCTGGAACGCAAAGGCTTGGCCGAAGAGCAAGCCATCGAGCAGGTGATCATTCCACTGGAAGCGCAGGGCATCCCGTTCGAGTTGCTGGAAACGTTCCGGCACAACCGGGCGCATCAGGGGGTGCGGGCTGAGCTGGCCAACCCACAAGGCCGCTCGCCGGTCATGGCGGAAGCGGAGTTGAATCAACTGCTCAGCTCCGTCACGCCGGAGCAGCGAGCCGCGCTGGAGCAGTCGGCAGCCGCGTTTCGCAACATCATCTTTGAGCTCATGACTGAGGCGAATGAGGT